TCCAACAAATAGACCAACAGATGCGTTCTGGATACAGGCCAGACGCACGGTGCCTCCGCTGCTAGTAATCACCAATCGGACAGATTGACCTGCTACTAGCCCAACGGAGCGGAGCAGTGAACTGTCGCTGTCCGCTTTATAGTTCCATGCGTTGTCGCTAAAAGTAAAGTCGTTGTTTGAAGAAGAAAAAGAATCGCCGTTGACTGTAAAGTCGCTAGAATAAATTAAACTACCCCATTGATTAACAGGATTTTGAGCCAACCAACTCGGCACCCCGTATGTTGTAATCGCGGCAATCTGCGTGCCTGTTAGCGAGGTATTATACAGAGCCATGCCTGAGATGATCGCGCCTGCTGCGACAGTCGATACCGTATCAAGATTAACATCGCCAAATAGCACTTGGCTGGCTCCTGTGGACACGCCGTTTACGTAAACACTCAGGGCAGTGCCTGTGCGGGTGAGTGCCACCTTGGCACGGCCTGCGATGGTCGCGGTGTAGGTGCGAGTTGTCGCGCCAAGGGTGACAGAGATGTCGCCCGCATTGACCTCGATAGTGGTATCTGTGCCGCTGATACGGATGCCAGTGGATGCTGTAACTACGAGGGCAAAGTCGTCCGTGATCGTGGGCAGTGTGCTGATGTCGATAGTGTCAGCGACTTGCAGGGCCTTACCGGCGGCAGATGCTTTTGTTACCAAAGCTGATTGTGCCGCTGCTTGCGCCGCAACTGCGCCAGTTTCAGCGGTCTCAGCGTTGGTCTCTGCAAGCTCCGCCGCCGTCTGTGCGGTCTCCGCGTTGGTCTCTGCAAGCTCCGCCGCCGTCTTTGCGGTCTCCGCGTCAGCTACAACATCAGATAAGTCAAACAAAACTTCGTAGTTTACCGAGTCTGCCGCAAAAGTGGTTGACGTAAAACTTGTTGTCACCCGGTAGGCTATGTAGCCATTTTTAAAAGTGTGGCCGAGCACATAAACAGTGCCACCCGGTGTGTATTCACCTTGCCAAAGGAAAGTCTGGGCAAGAAATTTGCGGATTGATGGCACAGCTACTGAGTCAGTGGTTGTGTATTCCGCCGAAGCGTCCCCGTTGACCCAATCCGCCACCCTTGCTTCGTTGGCCTCTAAGAGTGTTACAACCGATTGAACTGTTTCGAGTAAAGTAGGCATCTGTTTTATTGGTTTTCGAGTAGTTGAAAATTTGTTGGTAGAGTCACATTTATAAACTGATTGAGAGGGTCGCCTGTTGCAAGCATTTCTTCAAAAGTGTCACCGTAGTGCTGAAACAGTTCGACAGCTTCAGCGGAAAGGTATTTTTGAGCGAGACAAAGCACTTTTAAGCTCACTTTAAAGTAACCTACCCCAAAATGGGTCACTTTAATGTCGCCCATTGGAGTGACTTCGTAATTTTGGTAGCTGTCTGCATCAAGGAGCAAATCAGTAAGGAAGTTTTCGGCCCCATTGTTGAGCGTGTATGAATACCAGCTTTGGAAAAAGTCTAGCTCACGCTGCGAAAACTCCCACTGCAAAGAGACCTCCCGGCGCAGGTCGTTGTAAGCATTGCGCCGCCGTGTCTTGCCGGATTGAAATTTTGTAGTAATCGCACCATCTTCCTTCGTGAATGAGTATCGAGCGGACGGTTTCGGGAGCTGCGCCGGGTATGTGATTGTAGTAGTCATTGTTTATGCCCTGCGCCTGTCATACTGTTTCAAGGCTCTGTTTGTGCTACCCTGCCCGGTCATTATGCTGTTGTCCACCCTAGACACTGCCCGGTTTACCGCAATGTTGATGATTTGTTCATTGTCCGTTTCGGACTCTTGGACCTCAACCGCACCACCCCCAAAATTCTCAATGTTAATGACTGCCGGCTTTGCAGCGCCACCTTGCGAGCTACCACTTGCCATGTTGAGCAGTTGTTTTTGCTGTGAGAAGTTCAAAATCATTTCCCCACTGTTCACGTTTGCTGTCACACCATCGCCGTTAAAGTTGCCACCCGGCACTATGCCACCCTCTGCGAAGCTGCCGATTGCCGTGCCTGCCATTACACCGACTGAAGCGTAACCGAGGGCGCGAATCGCCGTTGAAGCCGCAATCTTACCAAAGAAAGTGGGGTTTGTCGGATCCGCCGCCGCTTGTCTTGCCGCAAGCTCTGTGCTTAAAATAGCCTGTGCAATCTGAATCCCTTTGGTAACTGCAAACAGTGCCTTTTGAGCGTTTGAGCCCTCTTCAGCTAAACCTTGCAAATCAGATGTAAGGCTCCCCGCGCTACTCAAAATTGCTATGTTTTGATTTGCCATTGCGGATTGCGTCGCAAGTGCCTCTTTCTTTTTGAGAGCTTCGAGGTCTTTGGTCTGCTTTTCCTCAAGTGCTTTCTCAAGCTCCAAATATTTCTCCTTAGTCAGGTGTTGGTTTTCAAGGGACTCTTCCAAAAGTTCAAGGTCACGGTCATACTTATCTGTAATCTGCAATTCTTGCTCAAGAAACCCTTCCTCTCTGATTGTATATTCTGCGTCAAGTTCTGCTTGTAGCCGAGTCAGTGCTGGGCTTTCTTGTGCGCTGTCAAAAAGTGCTAAATCACGCTCTGATTTTAGGAGTGCTAAAGTCTCTGTTCCTTTGGCATAGACCGCCTGCGCCTCTTCTTCTCTTAGCTTGAGCGTTTTTAAGTATTCCGGTGTATCCTCAGTTTGGTCACCTGCTAAAATGTCTGCTCTTGCCTCTGTGATATTTGCAAGTTCTTGATTGGTGGCTTCCATCGTGGCGGTGACGATTCCCCGCCGCGCTTGGTAACTGTGCTCAATTGCGTCTTCTTCATTGAGCAATGACGTTTTGATTTTCTCAAAAGCCTTAGTCATGCCATCCGTCGGGCCACCGAGGTCACCTGAGTTCATAAACTGCTCTAACCTGTCGTCACTAACCCCATTTGCTTCTCTTTGTTTTGTAATCTCAGTTTCCAACAGGAGAATCTTTGCTTGAATAGAAGCTTTTTCAACAGCAAGAGATGACAGTTCTGACTCGCTGGCTTTTTTGCGCACCGCAAACTCAGATACTCTTTCTCCTCTTAGCCTTGTCAGCCCTTTTAGCGCCGATTCCCTTGCCTCAACAGTGTCCAGCGCGTTTTGTTGTCTCGCTAAATCTATCTCAGCCTTTGAAAACTTCTCGATCTCTTCGCGCAAACTACGGAATGAACGGTTAGTGGACGCAAAAGCCCGGTCCATTGTATCCAAATTTCCCATACTCTCAGAGACTGCATCAAAAGAAGCCACAATTTCCCTCAGCGGCCTTGTCTCTTCACCAGACATTGACCTCACTTTTTCCTCAAGCATTTCGAGGAAAGAAATCCCTTTTAAAACCACTGTCTCGATAGCGTCCCCAATTGGGCTGTCTGTGGATATGGTCAGCCACAATTTGTCCCAAGAGTCTGCCATGTTCGACAAAGCACCATCTAACGTGCCCATTCGTGCTTCCATAGCCCCGGCAAAGTTATTTGCCGAAAGATCATTCATGTAACCCTGAATCTCTTGAGCATTGAAACCGACCGTTGTGGTGATACCTCTGAAAGTAAAACGCACCTCGTCACCGATCTTTTTTGAGACAATACCAAACTGTTTAAGACTCTCAAACTCGCCTGTGGTCGCCTGCCCAATCGCGCGGGTCGCATCAAGGATGTTGCGCCCGAATGCCGAAGCGAAATTGCCTATATTGGTCAAAGACTCTTCAGACGGGTCAAGACCCCGGTTGACTAGTTGCACGAACGCCTCTGTCACCTCACCGAGTTGGAAGGGGGTTTCAGTGGCGAAATCTTGGATTGCGCCGAATGCAATTGCAGCATTTTCAGCCGATCCTGTCGAAGTGATCAACTGAGCATTTAGGATGTCAAACTCTCTGGTGATGCTCACCAGCTTTTTGAGCGCCGCCGTTGCCGAGATGACCGCAAGTAAAGGAGCGATCAGAGATTTAAAAGCACCTACTACACCGTCTGTTGCTTTTTCGGTCTTCTTTGACGCGCCTGTCAGTCCGTCAAGCTCCTTAGAAGCTTTCCCGACTTGCTTGCTCTCCACTTTTAAAACTAGGCTAGTTACATCTTCCATTTACCGACATAAAGACGCCATTGAGCATAGAAAGCAACTCTGTATCATAGCCGCTCAACTGCACCCCTTTAAGCCGTGCCCAAGCGTCAACCTCTGCCCAACTGTAAGACCCCCCGGAGCGGATTTCGACAAACCAACCCCACACATGAGCGAGGTATTCCGGGCACTCCGGCTGATCCTGCAACTCTGTCGGTATCACACCTGTCTGTTTATAGGCTTTGAGCAGGTGTGTCTTTTTTGATCCTTTGGCCCCTTCAATGGGCAGACTAAGCTCTATTTCGCTTCTTGCGAAACTTTCGAGTTTGTCTGCCCCATCCCGAAAAAAAGCCGTCTGTCTGCAATAAAAGTGTCAACTATGTTTGCGATTTGTGGCGCCGCCTCAAGAAATTTTAGTTTCTCGGCTTCGGTGCATTCGGCTTCAAAAGACCAAGCGGAGATGCAGGCCGATAAGACCCGGTTTTTCCACTCTTCTTGCTTGCCATTCACAAACACAAACCGGGCTTCTTTGTCTTCGATCTTGTCCGCTTCCGCTTGGATACCTTGGAGTGCTTGGCGCATCCGTGCAGTTGCAAGCGTGTATGCCCCTGAGTCAACACCGAGCAGTTTCAGCCAGTGTTTTGATTTGGCTCCCGTGGGTAAATACAAAGGCACTTCGACACCCTCATTGGCTTTGTCGCGTGTAAAAAATTCGTTCATTTCATTCATGCTGCAAACAAAGAACGTTTTTCATCCGCATTGCAACAGAAAAAACCCCACTACTGAGCAATCAGTAGTGGGGTTCCCCCTATCATCTCACCCCTGAGAAGAGTTTTAAGAAGCGTTTGCGCGTGTGATCACAATATTGGACAAATCCGAAACTTTGTAAAGCGCTTGTATTGGCAGAGTGAGAACGATTGACCCCTCGCCTGAAACATCTGGTTGTCCACCATTGTATTTGATACGAGGCAAATTGATTTCATAAGTATTGCCCGCTGGGTCTTCCAGAGTCACAACCAGAGCGGACTCGGTCTCATTGACAAATTTATCAAACAATGCCGCATTTTGAAAAACCGCCGTAATGGAGCCATTGAGTGTGCAACGCCCAATCGATGGCAAAGAGGTCTCGTCACTGCCGATGTGGTAGATAGGTGCCAGGCCGTTTGCCAGAGTCAGGTCAATTGCTGTGACTACTGAGGTTGCTGTGCCACCCTCAGTAATTGACCCTGTGAAGCCGTCAAAAGGGGCTGTTGTGGTTGGGTCTGTAAAAGTAGGAGTCCCCAGCGTGGAAAGATCCCCTAAGAGAGTCAGACCCTTGCCAAGTGTCCCAAAAGATCCAGTCACAAGACCTGTAACAGGGATATTTAGATTTAGCGTGTTGAGTTCAATGCCGCTAAACAGGTGATAGGGTTTGTCACCAGAAGCTTGGTCTGTGAAATGGCGAAGCATCGAGAACGAGCGACGAGTGACACCTGCTTTCAAAACATTGGTTGACCATGTGCCGAGCAAGACCGCCTCAAGCAACGTGTCAAATGAGCCATAAGAAAGCTCAAAATTGATGTCACCACCGACTGCTTTGACACCGTGCCGGGAGTCACGAATTTGTCGGTCTGAGTGTAGCTCTTCGGAAATAGTGCCTTCTTTGGTGAGCGCAAGGGTTGTGCCTGTGTGCCGAATGTCAACAAACTCGGGATCTGAGCTCGGCGTGGTGCCGTAAGTGGACTCTGCGAGAAGGAAAAGATTATGACGTGCTGAATCAGACATATTGTGTTTTGGTTAGATATTGGCTCTTTGTAAATCGGAACGGAAAGCAACAGTTAACGACTTCCTGAACCAGTTGTCAACATTTCTACCCTGCCCCCACCCGGCTGAAATTACTGCGACCTTTTGGCCTGATTGTGTGAAAGTCTTGCCTGCAACGAACGTTTGCCGGGAAGCGTCAAGCCAAGGTCTCATTGACCCGCCCCCGGTCCCTTGTGGCACGTTCAAATCAATCTGCAAGAACCCTGTCATTCTGTCATCACCTTGTGTGCCAAGTGTGAGCACATCCGGCACATTAGGCACAAAGAAAACGCTTGCCCACTTGGATTTTCCCGCTGGGTCAAAAATGCTGTTTTCCCAGTTGATTGCACCCGTGAAGCCGTTGGCATCAAGAAAGCTCTTGGCCGCTGTCAAAAGTGCTTTTTCTACGTCTGTATCAGCCATTGAATTTTTTCAGGTTTTGGGAAATCCGGATAAAGTTTTTGCGGACCATGCCTTTGGGGGCTTTGGTGTGACTCCATCCGTCATATTCGATTTTATATGCGTATGGCAAATTGTTAGACATAAAGACCGTTTGGTCAACTGTCGGTTTACCCTCCAAAACCAGCCTTTCAACTGCTTTGACCTTTCCGATGGACACCGGCCCGCTTGGGCTTTTTACTTCTTTGCTTGATTTTGACTCAACACCCGCTGAAGTTTTCACAAAGTCAACTGTGCCAGAAGGTGCACCACTTGAAGAAACTTGCCAGTTACCGCGCAAGCGCCCTTCCGCAACTGGGGTATCTAGTATAACCGAAGAAAAGAGTTCAAAAATAACCGCCCGCCGCAATTGGTCAAACTCCTTAATCGCCTTGTCAGCCCATTTGTTCACATCTGCTGCAAAACTACTCATTACTTTTTACTGGTTTTGGGTAAGTTTAAAACTCTGTGGGAGAGCCACATTAACAAACTGGTTTAGCGGATCTCCCGCTGCAAACATTTGTTCCAGCGTGTCACCGTAATGCTCAAAAAGTTCGAGGGATTCACCCGAGAACGCACTCATGGGATCTGGGTTGCGCCCCCCTAACATGCACCCACAAATAAACATTACCGCAGTCCCTGCCGGATTCAATGGCATCACCCCACCTTGACCGGGACCACTGCCAATTTCCCAAAGCTTGCCTTCATGCAAAATGCAGTTGCCCGGCTCTGGTGCAAAAGCAAGACCACTTGCCGCAACCAAGAAAACCCGCGCTTTGCCAGTCGCCAGTGACTCCTTAAAGGTGTCATCAAATCGTATCAGTGAATCAACCGAAGGCACTGTCACAAGGGTTGCCACAGTCTTTGAGTAGTCATCTGTGACTAATCCGGTGACACCATCAATTACACCATTGTAGGCACGAATCTCTCCGACCGCGCCGAAGTTGGCAATCAGTCTTTTGGCGGTTGCCGCCGCTTGTGTGTAATTAAAAGCCATGATTTAAGCCCGGTCAACAATGAGTTGCCCACCTTCATTTTCAAAAAATGGGGCGATTAAATCCATTGCCTGATTAAATTGTGGCGTCACTGATCCTGAGCCGCGCTCTGCATACTGAACTTGCAGGGGTCCTACCTTCTCATTGATAACCTCTTGCCCTGTGCCATCCGGGCGAAGCTCTGAGGTATGGGCAGACACCGCAAACCTCATTTGTGCTTCCTTGACGCGCTCCGGGATTTCGTCAAACGCGATGTAGTCAACATTGTTGAAGATTAACACCCGGACACGCGGAAAAGGCATACGCTGGTTTTGCTCCGTGCGCAGTCCTTGGAATTTGTTCTCAAGCCCAAGGATGAAATCACAGGCTTTGATCAACAGCTTTTCAACATCCGCTGTGACCGATGGGAAACTAAACCCCCGGTCCCCTGCATACGTGATTGCTTCCGCTGCCGTCACAAAGGAATTAGAGTCTGTTTTGCCTGTCCCGTCTTCAATTACAAGTGCCATGTGGACAACAAAAAGCCTTGCCCCATAGAAAGGCAAGGCTTTTGAAAATCACTGAAACCGGGCTTTACATCAAACCTTCAGCACTTGTGATGTTGTCCACCAAAGTTTGAAGGTCTGCTTTCTTGGCATTTGCCGCGTATTCAATGCCCGCATCATCAAGGGTTGCTTTCAGTTCCTTTACAGATGAACCCTTTGGGGTTGTGCCTGTTTCGTCTTCTTGGGGTTCTTCATTTGTAGCAATCTTTGGCCCACCTTCAGGGCTGAAAGCTTCAATCTCTTCGAAGCCCCGGTCTCGACGTTTGACACAGTCAAGCTGCTTTGGTGTCAGTTCAATTTCTGAACCTTCTGAGTGATAGCCGCCCGCGAAATACCCGGATTTTGTTACCTTAATTTTTGTATTCATAATTTCAATTCTCTGTGAGTTGGTATAAAAAACGCCCCCTGAATCAACAGGGGGCGTTTGTAAATGTCAAACGTTTAGCGTTTAGAGTTAGCCAAGCAGACCTGCGACAAATTCGGACTTCCAAACTTTACCACCATAGAAGGCATTCACTTCAATCTTGTTCATGCCGTAACCCTTATACATGCGGAATTCAAACGGAATTCCTGTAAGTGGATCCACAATCATCATCACATCACTTGCGCTGTCACCACCTTCAGGTTGTGCCGGGGCGCGGGCGGCAAACTCAATTGCGGATTGGTGAAAAGCAACATTGCCTGTGTAATCACCACCAATGGTGCCTTCAACTGTGTCCGCAACTGCTTCACGAAGTCCGTTGCGGTTTAGTGTGATGTTACCGGAAGCGGCACCCGAAGCGGTTGCACTGTTGACAACATATTTGTTGGTATCACCCGCAAAGGTAACAACGTCACCCGCAAGGATTGTGCCCTCGTCTGAACCATCAACTGCAATCACTGTGTCACCAATTGCCGCCGCACCTGCTGCGTCAAATCCGGTTGCTGTGCCCGCTGTGTGTGTTTGGATTCCTGCCGATTCTTTAAGCAAGAAGCCTGTGAGGGAACCAAGCGCACCTTGACGGAGCAAATCAGAACTGCCCGCCTCATTGACCTTCTGAAGCTGTGCAATGGAAAGCAGACTTGCACCCGCTACTGTATCAAACACACAGGACAATTGACCACCATCTGTTGGGGCACCGTTGTCCTTTAGAACCTTGCGAAGTTGGGCAAGTGCATTGATGTTGGTTGCAAACGGGTTTGTGTCCGCTGTGCCGAAGTAACGAGAAGCCCCACGGTAAGCAATGCCCGCCATATAAGCTTCCATTTCGTTAATCATGGAACGGATAATTTGCGCAAACTCGTCTTCAACCCATTTGCCATACATGGCAATGTTCTGAAGCTTCTTGGTGTTTTCGCCTGTCAACGGAAGTTCCTTGCCCACGTATTCCGTAAGGTTGAATTCGTCCATGACGTTGACTTTATCACCACTGGAAGGGACAACCATGCCGGGGGTGTAAGTTGCTTTGTCAATTGCTTCAGTTGTGCGCAAGGACTGAACCTTGTCACCCTGTGCCGCAATAGTGACACCGGAAGAATTGACGATACAAGAGGGAATTACCCCCGTAAGTTCGCGTGCAACCCGGTCCATAGAACGGTAAAGGATTGGTGCAAGATTTGTGAATGTGACTGCATTTGCCATAATGATATAATTTATTTGGTTTTAAAAGGATAACCCGGTTTAATCATCAACCACTTCACCCCCGGCAACAGAAAATGTTGACCGTTCAGTTTGTGACAATGCATCAAATTCGGACCGTGTAACTTGTTTTGTGGCACCGCCACCCTTACCATCAAGATCGGGGTTGGCACCGCCACCCTTTCCTTTAGATGCTTTGATGATGCTGGAATAATCCTTATTTTCAAGGATTTCTTTTTGCATTTCAGTAACGGACTTTGCGGACTGTTTACCATCCGTGTCCAATGCGCGAATGACCGCCTTCCCGCCAACCTCTTCAACGGTCATGCGTTTCAAAATTGTGTCCTTCATAATGCCTGGCACTGTGAAGTGTTCATTGGCAAACTTGGTTGCTTCCGCATCAAGCAAAGACTTATGGGATTCCACCTTGAACGCTTGGACCTGTTCCTCACTTTCCTTTTGAATCCGGGCAACTTCCGTTTCATGGGATTCCCGAAGTTCCTGCATTTTCTTTGCATTGCCCTTGTTTGCTTCAAGGTCTGTCAAAAGTTTTGCTTCCCGCTTTTCAACTTCAAGCGTTTTGGCTTCTGCATTCTTCAAATGCTTTTCTGATTCTGCCCATTTGCCTTTTGGGACAAACGCTTCTTCATGCCCTTCAAGGGTCAAAGTTGCGGTCCCGTCTGCAAGGGTGTATTCTGCTTTTGTTTCGTCACTGAGTACGTTAAATTCTTCTTCTGTGAGGATGTATTTCATTATTTTTATTTTGGTTGTGGAGGCACCGCCCCCGGTTAGACATCAATAAAACGGTTTTTATTCAGTTTTTGCAAGAAAGATATTGACAGCTAAACGAAAAACGTTTTTCATTCAGTTATGGGGAATAAATTCTTTAGATTCACAAAGGTTGGTTCTGACATCATTTTGCTTGTTGGTGCAACTGGGGCGGAAATGGACTATTTGCACCGGAAGGGTTTTTCAACGTTCCGCCGCAACAAAACAGTCTTCAACCCCGGTGGTCCCTTTGCTGTGGACACACTGCTTTTGAATGAATTGACCCAATTGGGGTTTTCGTTCACACTTTCACCATGATAATTTTCAAATATAAAAATGTTGTTGGTCAAACTGCCACCATTGCCCATGCAAATGGGGTTTTTCAAATGGATGACTTTGACCGGGCTGAAGTTGAAACCGCTGCTTCAAAACACCAAGAAGGGGGCTACCCCACCGCTTGGCATTTTGTGCAAGCTGTTTGTGGTTCATTGGGCGGGGAAATGATAACCCCGGAACCTGTGGGTTATGAAGACCCGGCTTCTTTTTTGGTCCACTAAAACCCCCGGAGGATTGAAAGGATAAATTCAAACCCCTCCGGGTCCATCTGTGCAAACCCAATTGGGTCATTGAAAAGACGCTCAGTTCCCATTGTCAAAACTTCCGTTGCCCTTCGGTTTTCAACAGAAAACCGCCTTTTACCTCTATATTTTGTTCGGTCAAGGTCATACTCTTTGCCCGCGTATTGGCTCCAACCTTTTTCTTTCCAATGGTCTTCATATGCCCATTCATTTGCATCAAAATCTGTGTTGCCTGTGATCTTAGAAAGCTTTTGTGCCACATCCCCCGGCATTCTGTTTTCCCTAAACTCTTTCACCCTTGCTGAAATGTCCGGGTGTTTAATTTCAATGTCATGGATTATTTCATGGATGTGGACGCTTGTCCCCGCGTCACTTCTGACATTTGCCGTTTTTGTAAGCCAGTTATAATCTGAACGCTTGTTCAGCTTGTTTATTGAAACAGTGGGCACAAGTTTTGGGACCACCATTTTCCCAACAAATTCTGCCGCAACAACGTTGTCACTTCCAAACTTTCCTGAATATGTGCCTAAGTTTGTAACAACTTTATTGTGCGGTGTGTGCAATTCTTTTGGCAGGAACAACGCTTCATGTGCTTCTTTCCTCATTTCACCATCTAATTCATAACCCCTGTGGCGTGTGGCTTTGAAGTCACCGTCCAGAAAGTCCAATTGTTCTTGTTCTGTTTTTAAGGAATTCAACGTCACCATGTTCGCTTCTTGTTCTGCTTCGTTGGCAATCCGCAAGCCATCATATTTTTCACGCAATGCCAATACATCCTGTTTTGTCTGTTGTGGCGTTGTCACCTTGACCGCCGGAGCCTTGACCACAGGGGCAGGGGCACCCCCACCAAAGGCTTTCTTGAATGCTTCCGGTTCTTGCAACTTCATTTCATCCAAGGAAAGGGGGTTGAAGTTCTTGTCTAAGCTCAGGTCTTTAAACTGCTTGGGGGACAGACCGCCATTCCTGAACAGTCCAGCCCGCGATTTGCCAAGTGCCTTGTCTTGAAATCCCGCGTCTTGGTCTTTTAACCAATCATAATAGCTTTTCTTTGCATCAACCGGGCCAAACTCAGTTGAGCGGGTCCGCCCTTCAGAAAGGAAATCAAACTTGGGGTTCATTACCGCAATGGTGGTTGACCTGCAATTCACATGGATTGGGGGCACTGGGCCCGCATCAATGACGTATTGTTCCCCATCAAGCCCTTTACATATGTTTGATGTCTTGGAATCCAACGTTGAAACCCATTGATATTTTTCAACAATGTCCTTGTTGGCTTTCCAAGTTGCCATTCTGCCCACACTGGCAACGTGTTGGACAGATGTTTGAATCACTGCTTTTGCATTCCGCCGGGACACTTCAAGAATCCCATCTTTGTATCTGTTCGCCTTGGTCCCAATAATAGACTTCACAATTTGTTGGTTGGTCCGCCCTTGGAAGAACCCTTGCCGGACAGTGTTGGCCACCCGGCTTGTTTCCCCGTCTGCAAGCTTGCCAATGAAATCATTCATGGTTTCCCCGGAATGTGACATTGCTTGTGTTGTTGCCAACCTGAACGCTTGCTTGGGGGTTGCTGAGGCTACCTTGACCCCACCTGTAAGGCTTGAAGCAATGTCAATGCCTTCCATCGAAGCATATACCCCGGCAACCTGCTCAAGCTGTGGTGTGAAAAGCTGGATTTGCTTTGTGTAAATATTGTGAACCCGTGTTTTGTATGTCCCCAACAAGCGGTTGACTGTTTGTTTGTTCAGGTCTGTCAGTTCCCCCACCTTGGCAAGTTCAGACCGGACAGTTGCGGAAATGTCCGCAAACACCTTGTTGAAGTCCCGGACTTGCCCGGACTTCAATTGTTCAAGTGTGACTTGCCGCCGGATTGCTAAATCAAGAAGTGCTTTGTTGATTGGCATTAGATAACAGGTTCAACCGGGATGATGTTGTCTTCCATCTTGGATTTGGCGGTTTTGTCATCTTCTGTGGCAACACCCGCTTTGCGTAACTGTGTCCGGGCTTCATCAAAGGTGATAAGACCACCTTGCCACTCTGCAACGATTTGTGCGCGTTCCTGTGGGCTTGCCATTGCCGCCGCAAAATCTGAATTTAATTCAAAGATGATGGTTTTGGGGTCCACGTCTGCAACGAACCGGGAAGCATGGAAAAGGGCTTTGCGGTATGCAGCGGATACATTCTTTGCAGCACTGGACAAGACAGAAGATTCACTTGATTCTTCAATCAATGCTTCTGTTGCTGTCCCCTTGGTTGCCATTGGTTCAATCAGCTTGGCACCCAATGCCTTCATTTGTTCTTCTTTGTGCTTC